AATATTAAATTAACCGAGAACAATATAAAAACACATAGACCAATTGCACAAATTTACGGTGGATATAGAAAAAACGGAGGAACACCAAGTAGGTCTTCGTTTATAAATTACCTTAAAGATGAAATTATAATTAAAAATTCTGGCAATAATTTAGTTTCTAACGGTTCTGATATTAGGTTCAGACATTTTTTAACTCAACTTTTGAAAGAGTTTCCAAAATTGGATAGTAAGGAAGCAAAAAATCCCGCATCAAGAATTGACATGTTTAGAGGTTACAACAGTGATACCACAAAATTAGAATTATACAATACATTTAAGTCTTTTAATGACAAATGGACATCAGGTAATTCAATTGGTCAAAGATTACTTTTAGAAGAATTTTTGTTTTTAGATAAAGCAAACAGAGATATTGGAGACAAATTGTATCTTAATATTGATAGATTTAAAGACCTTTTAAATCCAAAAAATTTAAAAGTTTCATTATATGGTGCAATTTCTATGTTAATTCAAGGAACGGGTTTAGACATGAGAGCGTTACCTGCTTACATAAATTTTTATGGAAATAATGTTAATATAAAAAATAAAATACGACCATCAAAAAAAGTTGCATCTGATTTATTTGGTACGTTTTTAGAAGTTGATTATCAAGATGCCACCCCCAAAATTATAATTCAATTAGTTGGATATAATTCAAAAAGACTAGACATGACAAATAGTAAACCTTATAAATTTGTTGATGATAGTTTCTATATTGGTAGTCAAAATAATAATCCTTTATTAATTACATCTTTGGAAAGTTTTTCAAGAAATGATTTATCTAAGTCAAATAGGGTGGTGGCATTCGAAGTTAGTTTTGGTGACCAAAATCAAGGTATATTCAAAGGATTAACACTTGACCAAAGTAGTTTAAAAAACACATCAGAATCTTTTTATGTTTTAGAAAACTTATCAAGGTCGGCATCAGGTGCTGGTGTTTATAATGTCGATGTTTCATTATTCGACTATTACAAACAAGCCTCGTATAAATGTGATGTGACCGCCATGGGAAATGTTATGATACAACCAACAATGTTTTTTTATTTAAAAAATGTACCAATGTTTAAAGGTTCGTATTGGATAACTGAAGTAACACATACCATAAAATCAAACAATATATCTACAACATTTTCAGGTGCAAGAATACCATATTCATCTTTACCCGACCCAAAAGATTCTTTTATTGCTAGTTATAGAGTATTGTTTGACAAAATACAATCAAGAGCCAGTTCTATTATAAAACAAAGAGAAAGAAATAACACGGATACCCAAGAAAAAGTAACATATCAAAAAATAGATTATATAACAGATAGAGGTGGTATCATTATTGAGGGAGAACAGCCAAAAGATTCGTTAATTGATAGTGGTATAAATAAATTTGGTGTACCTTATAATGGGTTTAATGAACAAAGAACTGTTCAAAAAGTTACAAATAATAATCAAACTTGGTTAAGAGCAATTGCTGTTCAAATGGGCGGACCGAATTATCCTATAAATTCATCAACAAGTATGAATATCGCAAATGGAATTGAGTTTTCGAAAATACAAAATACAAATTATAGATATTTTATGGTTAATTTTCAATTATCAAGACAAATTACATCTGAATTAATTAGAACAGCAAAGACTATATTTAAAAACCCAAAAAACAACAAAACAGTAACACTTAATCCAAATTATCAATTGGACTCTGATTTAGGTACAATTGTTGCAGAAGGACCGGTCTCAATAGGTCCTTTAAGTACAAAATATGGAATTGGATTATCACCAAAATTGATGTCTGAATTAGGATTACACGATGGTCAAGTTGTTTATTTTAATATGGAATAATTGGTCGTTTTATTTTTCTTGGATATTTATAATAAAATAATAAAAATGGATAGTAAAAATTTTAATAAATCTTTGGATACTTTTATGAGTAAAACAAAGACCACAAAAAAAATAAATGACATTGAAAGAGAAGAATGTGATTTACAAACGGGAGAATGTTATATAATAAGGTCTAAAGATGGTATTGTTGAAAGAATAAATAAAAAATTCATAACTGAAGACGGTAGACAACTTTTACAAGATTAATATGAAAAATTTAGAAAAAAAATTAATGGAAGAAATTGCTAGACATAAAGCAATTAATAAGTATACTAAAAATTTAATGGAACAAGGAGTTCCACCTGAACCCGCACCATTACCCGATGCGGAAGTACCACTATCAGATGCGGAGGCACCACTACCTGACACGGAAGCACCATTACCTGACGCAGGTGCACCGTTACCTGATGCGGAAGTTGCTCCAATGGAGGATACTGAAGAAATAGATATAACTGACTTGGTAAATATGACTAAATCAATTAAAAAAGATTTAGACGATAATAAAACCGATAATAGTGAAGTTGTGGGTAAAATGGATACCGTTTTTTCTAAGTTAAATGATTTGGAACAAAAATTATCTCAAATGGATTCTGTCATTCAAAAAATAGATGATTTGGGAAATAAGGTTGAAACAATGAAAGAAAAAACCCCACAAGAAAAATTGGAGTTAAGGTCTTTAGATTCATATCCATTCAATTTAAATCCTCAACAATTTTTCGCACAAAAACAGTCGGAAATGCAACAATCAGGTAAAAATGAATATGTTTTAACTAAACAAGATATTGATAATTATTCTTTAGATACCATTAGAAATAGTTTTAACCCAGAAGAAGAAGATGATGATGAATTTAAGTTCTAAAGTAAACCTTTTAATTGGACTACAACTTCAATTAAAAATTAACCATTGGCAAACCAAGGGAATTGCTAGACATAATGCGTTTGGTATAACATACGACTCGTTATCGGTTTTAATCGATGATTTTGTCGAAATTGCAATGGGTAAATATGGTAGATTTGTTTTAGATGAACAAACAAATACAATTAAATTGATTAATTTATCGGAAATGAACCCCTCCGATATGATAAAAACGTGTACAGAAGCATTAGTACAGTTTTCTGAAGATTTAGACGGAACCGTAGATACAGATTTATTAAATATAAGAGATGAAATACTTGGAAATTTGAATAAATTGTTGTATCTTTTAACCTTAGAATAAGTAAGATTCGTTAGTAGAGTTGGTTACAATATCGCAAATACGGTCACGGCGCATAACGGCTGTTGCGCTACCCTGTCACGGTAGTAAGTAGGTAAACGAAAAAGTGGGTTCGACTCCCATCGTGACCGCAGGGAAAAAATAAATATTACGGGTTCGATTTTGATGAATCCCGTAATATTTATTAATAAAGAGAGATATGAATAATTGTTTAAATTGTGGAAAATTAGTAAAGAACAAATATTGCAATGTTTCTTGTCAGAACACTCATTTGTGTACAGGTAAAAAAAGAACACAGGAAAGTATCGAAAAACAAAAAGAACATAATAAAAATTTGTGGAAAGAATTTGACATTCAGTGTACGGTTTGTAGTAAAGAGTTCAAAATTAAAGAATTTAATGTTCAAGAACCAAAGAAAAGTAAATACTATTGTAGTAGGTCTTGTGCAAATAAAAGAATATGGGATAGTCAACATAAAGAAAAATTAAGTAATATTTGTAAAAACTCTGACAAGGTAATTAGTGCTAATCGTAAAATTGGTGAAAATAAAAAAGAAAAATTACCCAAAATCAAAAAGGGTGACTGCCTTTATTGTGGTGAGGCGTTGTATAAATCAAAAAAATACCATTTGAAATGTTGGTTGAAATGTTCAGGAGGTATAAAAAAAGGTTCGAGTCGAGGTAAATCAGGATGGTATAAGGGATATTGGTGTGATAGCAGTTATGAGTTAGCTTGGATTATTTATCAAATAGATAACGGGCAAAAATTTGAAAGGAATAAAGAAGGGTTTAATTACATACACTTAAATAAAACTCGTAAATTTTACCCTGATTTTATATTACCTGATAAAACTTATATTGAAATTAAAAATTATAAGTCAGAATTAACTAATGATAAAATAAAACACTTTCCACATGAAATTCACGTTATTTATAAAGAAGAAATGAAAGAAAAATTTTTACCATATGTCACTTTGAAATATGGTAAAAATTTTATATCTTTATATAATAAAGAGGAACAACTTAGTATAGGGACATAAGGGTACTGAATTCCCATACGAACCGCTTTTAGGGGGATATATCAATTGGTTAGATTACGTGCTTTGGGAGCACGAGGTTGTGGGTTCAAGTCCCGCTTCCCCTACAAAAAAAAATTAACAACATTTTGTAATTTGATTTTTTTTACTTATATTTTAGATACATTAAAAATAAAAAATTATGTCAACATTAGAAGCAGTACTAGCACAGTACGAAAAAAACAAACAAGCCACAAGTGGCGCCGGAGCGATGTCCCAAGAGGACAGGATGAAAAAATATTTTACTACAGTTTTACCACCTGGTCGTCGTAGTGAAGAAAAAAGAATTAGAATTCTTCCAGCAAAAGACGGTTCACCTTTCGTGGAAGTATATTTCCATGAAATCCAAGTAAACGGAGATTGGGTAAAACTTTATGACCCTAAACAAGAAGGTAAGCGTTCTCCATTAGATGAAGTTCGTGAAGGGTTATTAACAACAGGTATTGAATCAGACAAAGTATTGGCTCGTCAATATCGTTCCCGTAAATTCTTTATTGTAAAATTAATTGATAGGGATAACGAACAAGATGGGGTAAAATTTTGGCGTTTCAAGTATAACACAAAAAGTGAAGGTGTTTATGACAAATTGATTCCTTTGTTTAGGAATAAAGGGGATATTACTGACCCATTGAAAGGTCGTGATTTGATTTTAAATTTGAATTTATCAAAATCGGGAAATGGTCGAGATTACACTACAATCACTCAAATAATTCCCGAAGACCCAAGTCCATTACATGATGATAAATCAGTTGCAGAATCATGGATTAACGACCCACTAGTGTGGTCTGACGTTTATTCCAAAAAACCCGAAGAATACTTGGAAATGGTTGCAACTAATCAAAATCCAAAATGGGATAGTGTTGCGGGTAAATGGGTATCGACTTCTATGGAAGAAGAAAAAATCGGTGGACTCAATAAAACCGAGCGACCATCTCAACAAGAACCGTTATATGTTGACCCACAAGATGGTCAACCTGAAGATGACGATTTACCATTCTAATTAAAAAACTAACGTAACACCCACACGATAATATTATCGTGTGGGTGTTTTTTTAAAAAAAAATTATGCCAATTAAGAAAAAAGAATTCGATTATATTTCAAAATTTTCTTCTAAAACAAAATATAAAGAAGAAAAATTTTATTATTGTGGTGAAACCTTTAATGACGCTTGTGGTCTTCCCGGTCCTGTTATGGGAAACATAAATATGTTTTTAGGTCACACCAATTCATCAAAAACAACTGCAATGATTTTGTCGGCGGTTGACGCACAAAGAAGAGGAGATTTGGTTGTTTTTATTATTACCGAAAGGAAATGGAAATGGGAACACGCTGTCGAATTAGGTCTTCAAGCGGAAAAAGACAAAAATGGAGAATGGTACGGTGATTTTATTTTTAACGACTCTTTTGAATATATTGAGCAAGCAACTGATTTTGTTAATGAAATTATTGATGCGCACGAAAAAGGAGAAATACCAAGAAGCATTTTATTTTGTTGGGACTCTGTCGGTTCGATACCTTGTAAGATGACCTTTGATGGTAAAGGTGGTAAACAACACAATGCTAGTGTTTTATCTGATAAGATTGGTATGGGTATTCATGCGAGGATAACTAAATCAAAGAAAGAAGATTATCCATCAACAGAAAACTCATACTACTTAACAATGGTAGTTGTTAATCAACCATGGGTAGAACTACCCGATAATCCTTTTGGTCAACCAGAAATTAAAGCAAAAGGTGGAGAAGCACTATGGTTAGCATCCGCATTGGTTTTCCTATTCGGAAATCAAAAGAAATCGGGAATTAATCACATTGATGCTGTTAAAGATGGTAGAAAAATTACATATGCCATTAGAACAAAAATATCGATACTTAAAAACCACGTTAATGGTTTGGGGTATAAAGACGGTAAAGTGATTGTTGTTCACAATGGATATATTCCCGATACAAAAGAATCTTTGGAATCTTATAAAAAAGACAATTCAAATTTTTGGAAAGAAAAAATTGGTGGAGGGGATTTTGAATTAAAAGATTCTGTCACATTTGAAGAGGATTCAGATGAATCTTGATTGTTTAACAATTAGAACAATGATAAATGCCTAATGTACTTTTAGTAGATGGTGATAATTTACTAACAATTGGATTTTTTGCATTAAAAAATCATTTTCATAAAGGGGAACACATTGGTGGGATTTATCATTTCATCAACACCATTCGTATTTTTATTGAAAATCACAAATTAGATAAGGTAGTTGTGTTTTGGGATGGAGAAAATGGTTCACAAACTAGAAGAAGTTTTTATCATCAATATAAACAGAATAGGAGATTAAGAATTAAAACAGAAGAAGAGATTAATTCTTACAATAGAGAAAGGAACCGAATAAAACAGTATTTAGAAGATTTATATGTTAGGCAGGGTGAATATGATTTTTGCGAAAGTGATGATTCAATTGCGTATTATGTTCAAAATTCACCGAATGAAAATAAAATAATATATTCATCAGACGGAGATTTAACCCAATTAGTTTCCGAGAACACTAAAATATATAATCCATCACATAGTAAGATGTATCATAAAAATGATATGTTTATATATGACCATCAAGAGATTCTTATTCAGAATATCAAATTAATTAAAATGATATGTGGAGACCCTTCTGATAATATTGCGGGAATAAAAAGTTTAGGAATCACAAAATTGTTAAATGCGGTTCCTGAATTGAAAGAAAAGGAATTAACATTAGATTATATAAAAAATAAATTTAGTGTTTTGTTTGAAAGTGACAAACACAACAAATCAATAAATAATTTATTAACTGGTGTTACAAAATACGGAGTATTAGGTGACGAGTTTTTTCATGTTAATGAAAGAATAGTTAATCTTGATAACCCATTTCTAACTGAAGATGCTAAAGAATCTATTGTTTTACTTATAGATGATTA